CGTGGGCTCGGAGATGTGTATAAGAGACAGATACTGATTTATGCTGATTTTTACTGATTGACGAACCTTACACTGCCTTATCCGGGTCAGATTTTGTATATTTGGCTACGATGTCCTTAGCCTCCTGCGTTTCAAGACCACGGATAGACCTCATCTTAATGCGCCTTGCAAAGTCATTGAATTTGGCACAATAGTTCCGAGGACACGGATTGCCATAGCCATCAAAGTTCAGGCGTTTGCCACATCCGGCATCGCAGAAAGCGTCATAGATACTTTCTTGAGTCTTCATAAGGATACGTTCCACATCGCGCCTGAAAGCATAATTGGGTGCAGGTTCTTGTGGCGTTTCTTCTTTTTCCACGATAGGCTCAACGCCATTGATTCTATCAATCCACTTGGCTGCCCATGCTGTTGCTTCGGCATAGTTTGAAAAGACTTTCTTGTCAAGGCTGCTCCATCGTTGCATTGCTTCGCCTCTTATAATTCCGGCATCCGTTTTCCAGATGTTTAATGAGCCGAAACTACCTGCGGCAGTGCAAGCGCAACCTTTTTCAAGAATAGTCCTGATATAGCTTTCGTCCGCTTCCTTAATCAAGTATCCATCTACCTTGCGTTTCTTCATGCCTTTCAGACCTCCAAGTTCGCAAAATGCTCTTTCTTCCATATTTGTATTGTTGTTAGTCGATTCTTTCAAATTCGTAGCCGAAGACAATGGGATTATTATCCCATGTTCCTTTGCCGGATATTTTATCTATCAGCCACGCATAGGCAAATCTTGGATTGAAAAATGTTGGGGAGTCAGGCATACAGGCTATCGTGCAGTAGCCATTTTCCGCTTTCCTGATACCCTCGGCGATACATCCGGCATCGGTAATATCTTGAAGATTTTCTATCCATACATTTTTGAATTGGATATGATGGGGCATAAGGTCAGGTCTTACATACATCTTGTTTTTCCATCCTGCCCCATCAGGGAATTGCAGTCGGTTCTCTTCGCTCTTGCAGATGTCCTGATATTTCTGTGCGATAGCCACGATTTCGCCAACATTAAAAGGCGGTGTTTCCTTCTTCTCAGTAAAAAAATAGTGATTGAACAATTCCTTTCCGGTCAGATGGTCAAATGTTGCGTTATAATATTCTACCTGAAACTTGCTTATGCGTTCAAGCATAGATTTTGGGATTACGCGCCGGGTATGTGTCTTGATTCGGTCAAAAACTGCCTGTTGAAGACCAAACTGCTCACTGAAACATATCTTTTTCATATCAATATCCTTCCGAATGTGTATATCTTAGGGTTATATGGCTTTTGGGGTAGATTTCTTTGATGTAGTGAAGTGCATCCGTGCTACGATTAAACCTTACGTTTGGGCATAGGTCTGCTGCTCCTCTATCCCAAAACTTGATTAGTCCGAAAAGCAATGAATGACGTTGGTCAATTCGGTAAGTTGTAGGGCTATCCTTTACTATTCTAAATTGTTTCATTCCGTTGGTTTTGATTGTGATACTTCTTGATATGCAGACTCTATTTCTTTCAATAGCCATTCTTCATTTATCTTTATGTCATCGCTTTCACCGATTGTCATTGTTCCATTTAGCCAATTAAGGTCAACAACCAATTTATCTTTCTCAATATGATAGGCGTTAATGCTGGCATGATGCTTTTTCAGGCAATCTTTCAGGTCACGAAGAAAGGCAGTCTTGGGATTATTTTTCTCCACTAATTCAAGCTCCCTAAAATGAAATTCCATCGTTACCGGCAAAAATGGATAGTCAACCATTATGTAGTTGCCAAAAACATTATCCACAACACCAATATCCTCGGTGTCTATTTGCGTAAGCTGATGACAACACGTTATATCACGGCACATCTTCAATCTTACCCGGTCGCCGGATTCAAAGATATTCTCCATACTTATTTATCCTTTCTTTTTCTTTGTTCTTTTTCCCACCTAACACCTTTTCTGAATCCCTCTATAAAAGCATTTGAACAGACTTTAAACTGAATTTCAGAACAGGGATGCAGCGGACAGTTTTCACATCTATGGTTTCTGCCATCAATTATTCGTGCAGTTTGATTTAAGCTCCTTATGGTTGCCATAATTCTTCCATTATTGATAGATTCAAAACATTCCTTGTAAGGGCAGCCATCTCTTCGCTACCAGCCATGTAATATCTTTCTTTAAAGACCATCCATTAGGCTTCGGCTTATGTGTTGCAAGTTTGCCCTCCGTAGGCTTCAATCCTTTATCGTGAAGCTCACACAATCCGTTTGGTTGACGAAACGTACACCATCCATTATTTTCCAAACGAGGTTGAACCATCTTAATGGGTTTATCGGTCAGACCTACAAGCATCCCGACTCCCCATAGCACAGGTGTCAGACGCTTGCCATATCCTGCTTCCAACAACTTGTTTATATCTTCGGGAGTGCCTAAGCATGGGGTACGACACAGATTCTTGCATTTTTCACAAGAACATTCTGATGGTCTAATCCCTGACTTCACTGATATTTCTTGAATGTCTGTCATATTACTTATGTATCTTCCTTTCGTATTTTATTGATTAGTTCGGATGTTGAATAGACTTCTTCAATGTCTGGCACAATCACCAATTCAGCCGTTATGCTATTGTTGATTTCAACCTTTTTTCCGTATATGGTATCAGAGTTCTTGAAAACTTTGTTAGCGATGGGATAAAAGTCTTCAATATTCTTGATTTCGTCCATCTGAAACACGGCATCCACACATTTCAGGGCATCGACCATAGCGATACGATGATGTTCAGGTATCATCGGCACTTTGTTCTTATTCCGATTCACAAGGGTATCGCTATCAACTCCCACGATAAGAAAGTCACATTGTGCCTTACACTTTTCAAGATAGCGTAGGTGATAAAAGTGGAGCAAATCAAAGCATCCGCTTGTAACTCCAACAACCTTTCCGTCAAGGTCAAGTTTATGTATTTCATTTCGTCTGATTATCATATCATTCAGCATTAAAAATCTCAGATTCAATTTCTTTAAATTCTTCGGCTAATTTCGCATCACCATTGGCGAGGTCTTTGAAAAGGTCACTCATATCTTCATATCCTCCTACTGGGTCGCCATTAGCACGATTGTGGCAATAGACTTTGTAATGATATGCGATTGTTTCACGTTCCGTTTTATTCATACCTCACCAATTTACATCTGTGTTAGTAAATTCTTTCAGCCATGATATAAAGTTATGGGCTAAATATTCTGATATAGTTGCAATGGTTGCGACTATAATCAAGGGGATGGCAATCAACGCGCCAATAGCAAATATGGATAATTTAACCCATTTCATCACTTTTCCATCATTTGAGTTTCGTATAATTATCCTCATATCTTGATGTTACCGATTATTTTGATAATTTCATTTGGATATTCTATTGCTATCCTTTTCAGGGCATTGAACGCTGCATCCAAAGGGGTCTTATCTGGATAATTCTTTTTAAGAAAATGGTGGTTTGCAAGACAGATGGATGCAACCCAATTCCTATCTTTCGGCATAAGTTCATTGTACCTGACTTCTGCCAATGGCAATTTAAGTATTATATCCTCAAGGGTATAAGTAGGCCAGATGGTATCACAGATTTCAGATTCCGCAATGAATTTATCCATCAGATAATAGGCGACCGGTGTATGTTTCATTGTCTGAACATAAAAAGGACACCATGCCAGACGAGTATCTGATATGTCAAGCCCTATTGTTTGAAGTTTCAGCATTTGCTCAATCGACAATGCTAATTGGGACGATGTATTCTTTTCCATATATACTAATGTGGTGTGCTGTTAACTTTTGGCAACTCAGGTATAGACATCCAATGCGTCACTTTAAGACTGGAGCCGACAACGAAATCGTTTCTGTCTTTTACAATGCCATATTCGACCTCTCTGAATGTTAGCCTAAATTCGGGACATTCACGCCTTTGTTTACTGTTGAGTTCGCTTCTGTCAACTCTGACTAACACGGTTTCATCATAAGGCGGTAATGTTTCGTCTACACTGTTCCAAAGATTATTTCGTAGGATTGATTCTGCTTCAATCGCACCGTCAATGAATGATTTTATAATGATTTCATCCCGCGTGCCTATCGGTGCATCAAGACTATCAAGGTATCGCTCGGCTCTATTTTTCCATTCCATAACTCATGTGCCTAATCAGGTATCTCAATGGATTTCTGCGCCTCATAAGAATCAAGCATATTAGACCCATAACAGCCAGCCATCTTCTGCTTATCCCATGCCTGATGTAAGGTTTCTTCCGAAAAGAAACCAAACGGCCATATCAACGCGATTTCACGCATTGTCATCCTCTTCTTGCCCATCTTAAAGGCTTTGTATTGAAGAAAGTTGGTATATATCACTACTTCGCCGGGGCGTTTGGTAAGCGTTGAAAGAAAGGCTGCGGCTGCCACACTGATTGTATATGTATGGCAGTTCTTTATCCTGTTGTATAGCATAGAAGCGAAGTTCTGTCTTCTGGGTTCTATCAGCTTGAGCGCATCTGAATCGGTTTCAACCTTTGCTTCATTCAGAGTCATCGCCATAAACATATCCATCTGCTCATTTGTCAGAGGTGTATTCTTCGGCTGAGAATCAAGCCATTCAGCCCATTTCTCTATGCCATCTTGAGGCGGTTGTACTTGTTTCATATTTTGATTTATTAAATTATTTACTATATTTTGATAACGCATAATTAAACCAAATAGTTTAATTGTGCAAATAAAAGTGCCGAGCAAATAAGATTTTTAACTCTTATTCACTCTTTAAGGTCGTATTGACCTGACACTTTTATTGATGATTACAATAGATGATTGTCACGGATAAAGCGGTCTAAATCATCTACTTTGTATTCGTAGTAATTGCGGTTGGCATTACGTCTATATACACGTCTTTCAATGATGCCATTTTGACCGGCTATATTTATCACTTCCTCTTTGCAGCCACAATAAAGAGCTGCCGTATCAAGGGGTAGCCATTTTCCCTCATCCTTTACTGCTTCATCAGGATTGGTGCCGGGTGTATAGTATTCTCCATTCATGCGCGGCTCCTTACCTTTTCCATAAGATTGAAAGAAAAGGATTGATGACCTGATGGCAGCTCTTTCGCGCATCTCATCTTCCGGGGTTATAAGGAAGCCAAGAACATTCTTGACCTTTGTTCTTGTTGGGCGAGTGATTGCCGGCATAGGCTTTGGAATCTCAACCTGAACAGGCTTTGAGGGCGTGATGGGTTCTGACTCCTTAACTGGGGTCTGCTTGTGCGCAATCCGTCTGCTCATAGGAATCTTCTGGACTGCATTTATTATCAGGTTCACAGTCTCATCGCCACCCTGCATCAGTTGAATCCATTTCTGCACAAGTTTTGTCGTTCCGCTTTCAGAATAGTCTATTTCAGGGGCGATTTCCCGGACCGAATATCCATTCAAGGTTATCTGCACTCCGGCATAGAGCATCGCCCTATAAGCCTTTCTCTTTATCCCCGTCATTCTATTATATTGACGTTGTGCCTTTTTGTCGATGATGTCAATTATAGTCTTTTCCATATCGTTTATGAAGATGGGTATTATAACATTGCATTTATCATTGCGCTGGCTTTATTAGCCATTACGCTTACACATAGTTTGGTCTGGTCATTGGGCTCAATGGGATATTGATTCTTTATGCCCATACAAACCGATTTTATTGCTGTCAGTCTTGCATCGCCATGATTCCGGCACGGCATACCGAGTTTTTCAGCGATACGCTTGTTTACCTGTCGGTCGAAGTCTTCCACATAGTCAATGAAAGCTATGATGATATTGGCGTAACAGAAGATACTTTCGTGCTTGACGCGCCCATGATACTTGAGAATCTGATTTCCGAAAGTGAAAAACATCAGTGTCAGATTGCCTCCGCAGCTTTCAAGATATTCATCGCGCTGGGCAAGAAACTTCTGAAATACCTTTGGTGGCATTTCTTTTTCAAGGGAATCCATATATTCCTTTCTGATTTCCTTGAGTCGACGTGTCTGCTTCTTGTATTCTGAAAGCCGGTTATCCCTTGCATACGCTACAAGTAAGTCAAGATAATAGACCACGCATTGCGTTATGAAGTGAGGGATGTACGCCATTTTAAGGGATTCTTTGCGTTCAAACAGATTCAGAAATTCTTCCGTTGACAGGTCACGCTCTTGCATTGGCTCACGCTGCTTAACTTGTATCCCGGTAAATAGGGTCGTAGATTTTAAATGGGGGGGGGTAAATTGAATCTTGTCGATGTTGAGTTCCTGATTCTGCATCATCTCCCTTACCCTTATGCTGTCAAGTTCTGCCATCTGACCCTGATAACCTGAAAGCATATCAAAAGAGGGATAGTTGCTGATTTTGGGGTATTTCATTTGTGAATAAGTTTTTGAAGATGTGATACAGGCAAGCCACCACGATTGAGTTTCCTGCCAACTTGTAATGCTGTGATTTGGATATGCCCGATGACAGTAGTCGGTCTATCTTTTCTTCCGGTACATCCATAAGGCGGTAGCACTCACGCGGAGTCAGTTTGCGTATGCGAAACCGGGTTGTCTTACCATAGACATTGTTGGGTCTTGCAGAAATGTTTGTACTGCCGATGCTTTCATCATAGTCAGTGCAATATTCGCTTATTCCGTCCTTTGCCCTATTGAGCTTATGAGGGCGTAGGCTGAAATCAGGATTGATTGTAACGCCAATCTCCTGTGAACGACTGGCAGCCGCTATAAGTCGTAACTTTTCAGCAGCCTGTGTAATTTCAAATGGTATCCTTTCCATAGAAGCCTCCATTACAAGATGTGGGGATTTGTAGTCCGTGCTTAGTAGGGTCGGTGATGATTCAGATGATGGCGCAAACTTGCCGTAATTCTTCCGTGGGTCTGCCATAACCATTGGATTAGGTATCTTGACATAATTGTTATGCTCCCACGCGCTTGACGTTATGGATGGAGATATGTCACCCACATCGCCACCGGGACGATTCCACGGCATTAGGCAGATGATGGATGGGTCTTCAACCGATTCAAAGACCATAGAGTCTTTTTGGACAGTTGTGATGGCATTGGCTACATCATCTCCTATTTCCACCTCCTGATGGAATGAGGGTATAGAGCCACGTCTGCGCATGGCACACGATTTCTTTGTGGGTTCTATCAGTCGTTTCATTTCTAATGTTGGATTATCGATTGTCAGGATGCCGGTCATAGGGAAATTGCCATCAATCAGGTTGCTGGCGCACATAGCACCATATCGGGTAGTGATTGTGTAGGCTAACCCATTCTCGGCAGTGTTGAATGGTATCTGTTCCATAACATAGTGCATATTTGCGCTGTCAATGGTCGTGCGCAGTGTTCCTGCCACATCCGGATTCACACCCTTGTTATAGGTATCAATCCAAAGACCATCCTCAAAAGGGATTTGACCATCTTCAAGCATTTCTTTCAGACGTGAGTTCATTACGATTTCTTCCTTTGTCATTATCAGCGGCATCGAATTGCCTCCTGTGGGAGTTGTCAGCGGCATCGAATTGCCTCCTGTGGGAGTTGTCAGCGTTGGCGATATACCGCAAGGGTCATAAACCCTGCCGTTGGTAGGATTCTTTTCCTTGTCATATATCTGGGCGACTTGAATAAGCTGATTCATATCATCTTCTTTTATTTCTTCTATCACAAAAGCCGGATAGCCGTGATTATCCATTATGGTAGGTGAGATGCCGTCAGGGTCAAAGACATTCCCGGCACGATGACCTGATGGCATGATGTTTCCAACCAATAGGATTTCCGGGGGGGGGTAAATGGCGGTTATTGTTCATTGTCTTGATTATTGGGGTATTCTGCTACGCAGGGATGCCAACCGGTTGTTAGCGCAGTTGCTATTCCATTGCTGTCATATACTCGGTCATGGATACTTGGTTGTTTACCGGTTTCATCCTTAGAGTTCAGGCAGATGGTTCGGGGTGGAGTATTTACCAATACTTTAGGGCAGTTTCCATGTCCGCTTGTATGTGTCGGTGCGATTCCGTCAGCATCCACGATTTTGCCGTCCTGCGAATTGTTCATCTTTCCCACCACTATGATGCCATCATCTTCATTCTTGGATGTATGTATCGGTTTCACGGTGTCCGTAGTGTCCTGTGATTGTTCCGCAATACCCCCCCCCCTCGGTAGCCAAATGCAGACCATCAAAACTCCACGGGTCATTGTTATACCAAGCATGGTTATGTATGCCTGTGGTCTTTGTGATGATAAAATCTGACTTCATAGCCTCAGCGATATTGGCAAATTCATATTTGTTTTTGCCATCGATGAAGAAGACTTTTCCATTGTATTCTTCATTGATGTTCTTTACAAAGACTGACATAAACTCGCTGACATAGCAAGGGCGGGATAGAATAAGACGATTAAAGGGGATTCCCATACCGCTGGGATATTCAGGAATAATCTTGACGTTTAGTGGAATGTCTGTATCAACCTTATCTGCATAGACGAATCGGTTCTTGAAACCACATCCCTCTGCTTGCTTGCGCTCACAGTGGTCGATTATCGCCTGAATCTTTGCATCAGACAAATAGTAGCTCTCGTCCACATTTGTTTCCAAGACGTGCTTGAGGCGGCGGTCTAACTTGAAGGGTTTGGGGAAATAGTAGATGGCTTCGCCATAGATGCTGACCATAAAGACGCGCTCGCGGTTCTGCGGTACGCCATAGTCTTTGGAGTTTAATATCTGATAGTGATTTGAATAACCGAGGCTTTCCAAGTATTTTGCCCATTTCTTGAAATCGGGCATGAATTTGTCGCTGACGAGTGCCTTGACATTTTCCATCAACAGGTATTTGGGGCGTTTTATCTCTATCGCCCTTGCGCACTCCCAAAGAAGCGATGAACGTGTTCCAGACCCCTCGGCGAGTCCTTTCTGCAAGCCGGCGTTGCTGATGTCGGTGCAGGGAAATGAATAAGTAAGAAGATTGAAATCTGGGACTTCCTCCCAATTTATAAGTGAAATATCTCCAAAGTTTGGATACTTCTCTACAAGTTCTTTCGGTGGTTGATACCCCCCCCGGAGGGCATTTTCTACGTCTGACACTGTAACTTTTGAAAGTTCAGGGTCACGCGCAGCATAGTAGGCTTTGATGGCGGTAGGGTCTATCTCGCTTATCCCTACGACTTCATAATCAAGTCCGATGTCATCCTTGAGTAATTCCAATGCCATTGACTGACTGCCATATCCGGCAAAGGCTTCAAATATTTTTATCTTCTCCATTTTGGTCTTCGTTGAAAAGGTTATATTGGGTGATTATCTTATCTCCGATGTGGGTCACGCCCATACATTCCTGCTTGAAGCGTTCCTCTTGGGCTGAATAATACTCAGGGTCAATTTCGCATCCGATGAAATCAAGACCCATGTGATAGGCTGCGATACGACTACTCCCACTTCCTAAATGGGTATCCAGAATCAGGTCGCCGGGCTTTGTGAAGTTCTTGAAAATCCAGCAATATAAAGCCACCGGCTTTTGTGTGGGATGGATTCGCTTTTCCTTTACTGTCTGACGTGCCGCGCTATACCTGAATATCTTTGCCGAGCGGTCAAAGGTTGTCAGTGCAAGCTCGCACATTGCGAAAGACAGTGCTTCCGGCTGTTCCTTATCCCAAACTATCCAGCATTTGGAATTGATGGGGATTCGTTCTATGAAATGGTTTGCACCGAATATGATGGCGTTCTTGCTTACACGCAGAAGCTCCTTGAAAAATTCCGCAGATGGGGCTTGCTTATCCCATGCCTTATACTGACGGCCTTTTTCCTTGATTAATCTGCCACTTGAGCAGATGTCAATTCCATAAGGGCAGTCACATAGCGCAAGGTCTATGCTTTTATCTGCCATAGATTTCAGCACTTCAAAGCTGTCACCAAGTATTATATTGCTTTTAGGATTCATCTGAAAATAGGGTATCTTGTTTGTGTTGCAATCTGCCTTTAGCTCGTTTCTTATCCAGTTCAACCACATCGAACATCGACATAGGAGGATTGTAAGTTTCCAACAGGTTCACGGCATCGGCATAGAAGTCTTTCTTGATTTCAAAACCATAAGCCCTGCGACCGCATTGCCGGGCTGCAAGCAAAGTCGTTCCGCTTCCTGCGCATGGGTCTATAACGACATCTCCGGGGTCAGTGTAAAGACGTATCAACTTGTCAAGCAAAGGCACGGATTTTTGCGTAGGATGAATCTTTGGTGTCTTTGTATCACGGGGATAGTCCATACAGTTGAATATCATCCGACCGTTATTGTTAAACTTCGGTAACTTATCCCGGTATAGCAATAGACCATATTCACCGTTACCTACAATCTTCATATTTGCTTTCAGAACCTGTGGTGAATAGTTCTTGACGAAAACAAGCGGTATGTAGTGTTGGAAGCCGTATCTCTGCCCAAGTTCAATGAAATACATCATCTGTTCAAAGGCGCAGAAGATTATCATGCAAGGAGATTTCCCCTTTTCCTTTGGCTCCTTGATAAGAAGATTGGAGCAGAAGTGCATAAACTCAGCGGGCTTGAAGTTTGCATCGGTATCAAAGAATTGCTTACCGGCAAGTTCACTTTCACCATTGGCATTATCGCCATCGACATACCATTTGGGGTTGGATGCGTAAGCATTGTTCCCAAGATTGTATGGTACATCCGCTATAATAAGTTGAGCCTTGCAGTTCAGGTATCTCTTCCAATTCTGGAAGTGGTCATTGAATAGTTCTATATCTTTCATTTTGTCTGAATATTAGAATGGTAATGGTTCATTGGGGTCTATTGGCCCAAAAGGGAAATCCGGGTCTGAATCTATGGGGGATGAAGCGGTCATATTTGGCATACTGGGCATATTTTCCCACGGCAGTTCCATTTGTGTCTGGGGGATTTTGACTTTATCATTCAGCTTTTGCTTAACGAAATCCACCATATCGGCTCTATAATCAACCGCTATGCCGTCACTTTGCTTCCACGGTATAAATCTACCGTTGATTACGTTGAATTTGAATGTCGCATCGCCCGGCTGACCAAGATGCCTGAATTTTACTTTTTCCACCCTTGCGAGGGTGTAGTTCTTACTTTCATCGCGCTCTCGGTGTACCACCATACCGAAGTCTGCCTTGTCAAAGAATGTCGCAGAACCACTGATGTCATACATTGTCGGCACACCGCCATTTCCGTTATCTTTTCGCACCTTAGTAGGGTGCGCCATTAAAATGAACAGTAAATCATTCTGCTGGGCGAAAGCCGACATCCGGTTAAGAAGCCTTGATATGTATTGGGTTTCCGTTTCGCCCCTTGACTGTTCGTGTTCAATGCGGTTAAATGGGTCAAGTACGAAAATACGGATTCCCCAGCGTCTTACAAGATATTTGGCTTTCGCCAAGATATTGTCTATCGTTGAACCATCTTCCGGCAATACATGAAAGAAATTATTCCGGTAGTAATCCTTTGCGCGGGCATACTGTTCCGGAGATATATGCTCCGAGTGTGGTGTGGATTGCAGTTTCTTTCCGCAAAGTTTCTCCATAAGTTTTACCGCATGATATTGCATCGGCATATTCTCAGGCGAAAAGAATCCCACCTTGAAATCATATAGGATATTCAGGCGAACACACATCTCGTCGATAAATTCCGATTTACCACTGCCGGGGATACCTGTCACTATGAAAAGACGCTTAGTTTCAAGACTGATTAAGGCATCAAGGTTTGGATGACCTACAAGAAAACCCTTTTGAAGACCATGCTCGTAGATTGAATCAAGTTCATCCTCATAATCATTCAGGGAGAATACACCATCAACCTTTACTTCCTTTGCATTTCGGAGGCAATTCTCAAGACTTTCTTTGCCGTATTTTTGAAGATGCTCGTTGGCATCCTTGCAATCATCGCCATAAGTAACAATCTTGCATCTTTCAGCACCGAATCTGCGGATAAGCTCATCACGCAGCAACAAGCCTTTAGTATCGGTATCAGATGCAATATAAATAGTTTCCTTGTCTTCAAACCAGCCATCAATGAAGTCATCAAGATAGGTCAGGTTGCTATTTGCGCCATTGGGTACGCTTATACAGTTGGATTTACCAATTTCCACAAATGACAGGCAATCCATTTCGCCCTCAGTGATTATACATTCGCTTTGACCGGTTATTGAATCAAGATTGTAAGGTATCAGTTCCGCACCGCTTTCAAGCATGAAATCCTTATCTCCCGTGCGGTACTTGACATTGATTAGTTCGCCATTCAGATAGTAGTTGAATTGAACTGTATTCATCTTCTTGCCTTTCTGGGGCATGTAGTGTTCACCCTCGTTAATCTTCATCTTCTTGAGGGTGTTTTCCGATATGCCGCGACTATTGAACCAATCAACTAATTTGCGTGAAAGAGTTGTGATGGGGCGAGGTGTAGGTCTGCGGTATTCTTTCTTGGGGGCATCATGCGACCTTTCACCAACGTGTATTGTTCCACTCCAACTACAATAATGGCAGTGCCAAACCCCTTTATCCAAGTCAACGGATAAGCTCTTATCGCGCTTGTTAGTCCGTCTATCCCGGCATTTGGGGCAAGTCACTTTCATCTTGCCGCTATTGCGTCCAGATGGTATGTCTATGCCAAAGTCGCTATATGATTTCATAGGGAATTACTCCTTATCTTTCTTTTGTTTCTGTTCTTTCTTAATCAGGTTCCAGATTTCCAAAGATTCTCGCCTTGTCACTCCTTTCAGTTCGACAAGATTGAATAGTTGGGCGATACGGTCAACTGTCCGGGGGCCATATTGGGTCAGGGTGTCCGATAAAGAATTGTTTGTGGTCACGATTTTTGGTATGTCACTGCGACGGTCGTAGATGGTATTCATCAGATGCGCCACAACATTCAGTTTGTTGCCTACATGGTTCGTAGGGGCTATTTCAGTGCCAAGCTCATCAAAGCCCATAGGGATTGAATCAAACACTGAAAATCCATCTGTCGCATAACTTCCGCAGAACGTGGGAACATTAACCCATCTTGGACTGACCGGCTCGCCACTATCCCTAAGCCAATATCTTTCCACAAACAACATGACCGCTTTCATTAACGTACTTTTGCCTGTGCCGATATTGCCGTATATCCACAATCCCTTTTCAGGATTCAATGCGCCTTTCCTATCACGGATACACCAGTGAAAGAGGTCAGTAACGACTTTCTGATTGTCTTTATCGACTACAAAATCCTTGCAGTAGTATTTGATGCAGTCATAAAATAACGCCTTAATGGATTTCATCTCCGTTTGGCAGCATGAGGCCTTTGCCGGCTGGAGATATACCGTTTGACTGATAAGGTCTATTGATTCCATTGTTTGAATTGTTTTCAGGTTGATATTCGGTTTCCCAGCATCGGTTGTTTATCCAAGTCTGGAGATGCTTGATATATTCTTTCGGTGTTCCGCGTGTCCGCGTCTGTTCGGCATACGCCTTTGCAGCCGGGAGCAATAAAGGCAGGACTTCACGCCAATCCTTATGTTTTCGCCTGAAATTTTCAAATTCAGTAGTCAATCCCCGTTTGGTACCGGGATATGCCTTGCGAAAAACATCAAAATCATCTTTCGCCTTTTGGAGAGTTATACTCTCTTTTCCCTCTTCTTCCATTCTTTCATTCTTCTCATTCTTTCCATTCTTTTTATTCTTATTATTATTGTTTGTGGCGGTTGGAGTGTCGGTCTGAGGTATGGTCTGAGATTCGGCTTGATGGCTGTTTGTTGGCGGTTGGCTGGCGGTTTGTTGGTTGTAACTTTCCTCGCCACCTTGATAACTGTCGTAGTTACAGATAGTTATTAGTGAATGTTTGTTGGTTGTAACAATCACGATTTCTCCTGATGCTACTAACTTATCCAAACATTCACGCAACGCACCGCGCTTGATGTCGATTCGTTCCATTATCTTCGCCTGTGATGTCAGGACTTGACCGCGCTTGACCTCAAAGCCATAGCAATAGCCGTCCTTATGATTGGCAGTAAGGAGAAGATGAATGAACACGGCCATCATATTAGGCACACCGTACCATCGCCATTCCGTCATCTTACGATAAAGGCGTATCCAACCGATTTCGGATTGACTTGGATTACTCATGGCGATGATACCTTATTATGCCCGTTTATAGCGTATATAATCGACAATCTTCACACGTTTGACCTCATCCAGACGTAAGTCATATCCTTGCTTTAGATATTCAGTGGTGATGGCAGTAGCTTCTGCAACGCTATCAGCGCAAACAAGGACTTCATATTTCGTTTCCTTTTCCTTGCCATTGTCATCAGTGAAAATATCAATGACAATAGCCTTGAAGAAAGGCTTGTCATCTTCTTTCTCATTGAGAATTTCCTTGACTTTGCTACGAAAGATAGCGTACACGTCAAGTTTATGATTGGGATACTCCTCATACATAATCTTTTCCGCTTCTGCAAAGAGTTCGGCATCCATGATAAAGTGTTCGTTAACTTCCTTGACTTCACCGCTATCAAGAGTCTTTTCTACTTTGATTTTTGCTTCGTAATACATATTAGTTCAGATTCATAATCATCAGGTCAGAAAAGGCACGATGTCTTTCACGTTCCTTTTCTGCCACGATGATAGAGTTTGTAATTATCCTATGTGAATACTGATTGTTCAGCATCAAAGTCGCAAGCGCACTGCCAATCTTATCCTCATCGCCATAAATACTAAATTCAGCCTTATCCGGATAGATAGTCACGCTAAATTCGGCAATAGGTTTCTGATTGGCAGATGCTTTTGACTTCTTACGTTTCCATCTTGAGAAGAATCCCATTATTTGAAGACCTATTTGAAGACCTTAAAGACGGTTACGTTTTCAGGTAATGGCTCGTCTTCCCAAGCCTTATACGAATTGGTGATATACACATGGTCGTAGGCTTCGGCTACTTTCTTTATGCCCTCAAGCTGAATGGCATGGGTGACGAGGAGTGACAGGGATTTCGGTTCAAGTTCACGGAGTTTGGGTGCAAGACCAACGAATGTCCCTCCGCCATCGCAAAGGTCATCAAGCACAAATAAATCCTTGTCTTTGCACTCGGTTTCCCCGGCATCAACGGTAAAGGATAGGAGTCTGCCGGTTTCCGGGTCACGTTCTTTACCACATACGATAAAGGGTAAGCTACTTGGCTGGTATCGGCTTCTTGCTCCGCTGTCAGGCAGCACGGCTACAATATCAAGGTTATTCTCATTTGGACGGATTATTTCTTTGTAAAAGAACTCCATCGTAGCCATTACACCGATAGAACTTTTGATTTTCAAGAGTGATACGGTTGAATGGGGTTCTACAATTCCTACCTGTAATGCGCCTATGCTGTTGATTATATCTGCAACGAGTTTAAGGGAGAATGGTCGGTTAATGTCAAATAGACGGTCGCATCGCATAGACATCATATAGCCTATGAAAAGATGGTCTATAATCATTTCCTGACGCTTTAGAACGTCTGCCACTTGCATAAGGCAGAACAGGTCATCTGCGCAAGTTATACGGCAATATATGGATACCGGGATTTTGCGGTTAAGGTCATCAACAGTGACGTGCTTTTCCCCATCGGGGAATGTGGTTATTTTACACCCGGTCTGATTGGTAAGGTTGATTACCTGTGGATTGAATCCTACCACTGGACTGCTTATTGATTGCATAGTCTTTTACGGATTTGAGAGAATGAAACTTCTTTGACGAGTTTTCCGTCTTCAAAGACGGTTTCAAGGCATCCGCCGGCTTCCTGCTCCTTGCTTACGCAATCGGTAGCATAATATTTGCCGTTTTCGTCCTTATCGACGCGGATAAGACCCTTGAGGGATTTCTTCATTCCGCTGTCGGTCTTTGGCGATTTGTAGATTTCACGAGCTATACCATCGACCTGACACCATGTGGCTTTCATTGCGAATCCGAGGCTGTCGCGTGTGCGATACTGATATGTGTAAGAACCTATGCCCAGAACGAGGTTAGTGGCTGCGAAGCCCTTTTCCTCAAGTCTGCGATATATTTCTTTCTGGCGTTCAATAGTGATGCTATCGCCATAGATGACACCGATATGGGGGTCAAGAACCTTATATCCCTTTTCGTTGGTAATTCCACCGAACAAATCCCATAGGAGTTCATATACGCCTTTTTTCTCAGCCGGTGAAACCTCCATTGCCTTATATACGGGGTCATCAGGATATGTAAGTATGGCTTCCTGTATTGATTCAGAATACTGGGCATCTTTCATCACACCGGGGATGTGGTATTCTTTGCCATTGAGTTCAACGATGTCTTCCGGTTTGATACCACAGATGATGTCAACTGGATTACCGCTGTCAGGGCGAATGACCAAGCGACCATCACGATTCATTATGATGTCCTTGAGGCAAGGCAAGTAGTCAGTAATGACCTGCCATAAATCCCAAGTATCGCTTACGATGCTACAAAAACCATCGACATAGATTTCCGTAATGAACCGTTTGAACGTCTGAATCTCATCCTCCTTACCACCAGCGCACATGACGCTATGCTCTGATGCCGGGACGGTCATTGCGATGACTTCCTTTTCCGCGTTTGCGTTATAATATTCTTCTACCGCATCAATAGCGGGGATAGTTTCACTGCCGACAAATGATGTCAGATGACCCATTCCGCTTGTGATAGCGGCTTCCAGCCCTGCCATTCCGCGCATTGAGAAGTCATGGCATAGAAAACCGAGATTCACGTCAGGTGTGAAGCCGGTCTTTTCGGCATGGCGTTCAAGTTCCTTGCGGTAGATACGGGCGATTGTCGCTGATGTCATAGGTAGCCAGAACTCACAGGACATTAAGGTTTCCAAGTAGTTTGTCACCCAAAAGAATTTGGGATTTGTGTTGATGACAGTGACCATAGGCACACGAATGGGGCAGATAGACCCCTCCGGGAGTGCTTTCATTCTTATAGGCAGATAGCCAAGTCTGTGAAGTTCCCGGATGTGTTCGCTGCCTACTTCATTCTTACCAAGAAAGGTATCAACGCGACGCTTGAATGAAGATACAGCCTTGTCTTCCGGCAGATTGAAGAAATGACGGTTGAAGTTTTCTATCAAATATTTCTTGATGAAATACTGAATACCGAAGACCACTGCTCCGTCTTTGGCTTCCGGCAGGTATTCATTGCTGCGCGGAGTCCAGTTTGAATAGACGTATTCCGTTCCTTTGGGATACTGTCTGCGATGGTCTAACTTATAGCCATCGGTTAATAATGCTGAGTTCATATCTTTATGATTATTTGGCTATACCGTGGGGATTCCACGATATAGCCGTGTGAAAGTGATTGTCAGAATGGGAGGTCTGGTTTCTCGTTGGGTGCGTAGCCGGGCGCATTTGCAACAGTTTCCGTTGTCGGTGTCTTAGGTTTGGATACGCGGGTTTCAAGGTCGCCCATGATGTAATTCACACCCTCTTCGCGCTCTTCCGCTTTTGGAGCGCATGAAACGAAGTGAGTATATGTGCGGTCGCCGAAAGTCTGTGGTTGCTTCTTTGCGAAGATTGCGATGTTAAGAAAGGCACGTTCCTTGCCGTCCTTGCACATCACTCTTTTTATCTGACTTTTGGGGATGTCTGTCAGGCAAATGCTACCTGACAGAAAAGAATTGTTGTCTGCCATAATTATGCTCTTTGAGGTTTGTTGATTTGTGTATAGTTGCTTTGGATGACTTCTTCCGCTTTGACTACGCGCTCCTCAATAAGGGCGATTTCGTCATTGTCACGGGTTATTCTCACGATGTGCATAGGATTCTCCACAAAGGGGCAATATGCAACGAAGTCGCAGAATGTGGCTTTTGTGCAAGCCATGTGATTCTGGCACTGATAGAAGTAGTCGGGATTGACTTTCTTTAGTGATTCGTTATCGTGGATTTCGGCTACATACTTGCTATATGTGGATAGCGTGGGGCATTTAACCTCAAGGCATCCCAACTCGTCAGCATCGTAGGTTATTCCATCAGGTGACGATGCAAGATATGGGATTGTGGGATGCTTGCATAGTCCTACCTCCTGCACTTGGCGTCCGGTCATCTGAATATACATATTCCGGGCATTCTCTTCCTGCTCTGTGCCGAAGCGCATAGCCTTTGATGTAGAAGTGGTGGTGTCGATGTAGAAAGCAAACATATTGTCATCTTTCACGATTTCGGGATTAAGGGAGCGTTCCCCTGCAAGCTGATATAAGTAAGTCAGTGCGGTTTCGCTGAAAACCTTATCCTTAGAGCGTCCGCTTTTCATAAGCGTACCTACCTGACTACCGGTGATGTAGCCAAGCCGAGCGCGATACCAGTCAAGGGTGCGCTGTTCTTGCTGAAAATTCAGATTTGCCATGATTGTCAGATTTCAGGGTTAGGTGCAAAAATGCCGTCTTCTTTCACTTCGCCTGTTTCCGTATCTACGGCTTCGGCAGGAGCCTCTGCTGATGGTGCTGATTCAGCCGGGGCAGATTCTGTCTGCTTCTTTGAGCCTTTGGCTGCACGGCTGGCGATGTCGTTGAGCTTGTTAGACTTTGCTTCCCTGCTTTGACGATAGGGGGTCATAACCTCATCTACGGTTGTGTCACCATCTTTAAGTGACTGCTGGATGCCAAGCAAGAGGGCGATTTCATCCTTGCCTATCTGATTTACCGTTTGCTTACCGCAGAGTTTGATAACCTCTTCCTCGGTAATGCCATACTGGTCATTGAAATACTTGATGGCAGCATCACGACGCTTTATCAGCTTTGTTTCATCTGAAAGGTCGCCTGTGATACATTCCTGAGCCGCCTTATATACCTTGTCGGTAATGGATTTCGGCACTACTGCGAAAACTGCATTTCGGTAGGCGATTGCGTTGGCGGCATTGCCGGTGACTGTAATCATGTCTTCCGAAAAGCGTTTGCCCGAAGATGTGAGGATAGACCTACGCACCTCAAAAGCCACCGCATAGTTGTTTTCCAAATCCCATGCCGTACCTCTTGATATTACCTGAGTGGCAGTCGCATTTACCACACGCGCCTCAACACGCATATTGCCATATTGCTGCGCGATGATTTTTGCAAGATGCACCGATGGGCCTGTGATTGGTTTGCCACCGCGAGGGAGGGCATAACCGCATGATTGAGCGGTTTCCTTATCCATTACGGCAATGGCAATGGCGTTGTTTACTGCCCGCGAGATACTACGGGGATAAGCGTGAGCCGTACTGACCTGTATGTCAATGTTGGCTTTTTCCGCTCCGTCGATTGTTTCGACAAGTTGCAATGGGGTTGGGTCTGCCAATCTTGCGACCTCGTAGCCCTGAATCTCTTCTATCATATTGAAGAATATTTTAATTGCCATCTTACTGCTTCCGGCCTTGCATTAGTGAAGACAATGGGACTCGAACCCACATTGTATCGCCTACCATACTTCCTTATTCACTCGGCACCTCCCGGCTACGGGCTTACCCGGTGTTTGCAACCACCGGCACATCAGGCCAAATTACCTCCTCTCCGTGTTTCGCTGAATAAGTGACGCGCCTACCAATTTTCGCCATGTCTTCATATTGCCCGGCTTATTTGGCTTCACCGGGCGTTAGAATGTTTGTGATTTATGGCTTTCGCCAAAGGACTGCCTCTCTTGGCTCGCCCTATTTCTTTTTCCTGCGTCTGTTGGATAGCTTGAACTTCTCAAATACCTTATCCACATCTATCAGCATCCATCGCCCATACTGACTTATGCAGTCATCAAGCACTCCGCTTGATTTCATCCGATAGACAGTTGATTCCGATGTTCCGAGGATTTTGGCAAGTTCACCGATACTGTTCACATACCATCGCTCAGGACGCTGGGGTGTTTCTTCGCTTTGCTTTTGATTTGTTTTGGCTTGCCAGTCACCCATCATTTCAAATAGTTGCCGTGGTGTAAGCATATTGATAGGGGTATCAAGCCCGATAACGTATGTTCCTACATTTTCCATAATTATTGAGTACGGGTTACAATGGCGGCGACATTAGACCGCGCATCTATATCATACCCAATAGGACTTTCACTGCCTTTTTTGAGTTGTGTCACGGTGGCTCTTATGGAGTTTTCAGAATAGTGCCTGTACGGTACTTTTACTGAATCGCCCACATTTAGCTCTAAAAGAGCCACTTGAAGCCGGTCGCCGCGTTTAATTTTTTTTACTTCCATTTGGTTTATATCAAAAACAAGTATTAACTTTGCATTTGAAATATTGATTAAGTATTTAATCATTGCTTTAAGTATGGTTGATTAAGTATTTAATCAGTATTGACGATGCAAAAGTACAACAAAATACTGAATGAAGCAATAGCGAAATCAGTATTTAACAAAAGTTAACATTATGACCGACGGAGAAAAACTTGAAGCAATCCAGCAGATGACCGGATTACAATGGAAAGAACTTGCCGCAAAGGTGGGTCTGGCATCAGGTCAGACCTTTACTGACATACGCAATGGTCGGCACGGCATAAGCATGAAACTTGCAAATAGGATGATTGAGGCATTTCCTGAAATCCGCAGGGAATGGCTTGTATTTGAAAGTGGCCCGATGACACATAAGGAAGCAGCAGGGATGATTGCCTTATTCAGTTCTACCGAAGAATTGGGCGCAAACCTTAATGATGAGAAAGGCACATCAGAATCTATCAATGTAGGCTCTTGTTTCCCCAAAGCTGAAATCGCAATGAGGAATACAAGCGACAGCATGACGGAGTATCCGATAGGGTGCATACTTGTGATGAAGCGTGTGATGGATAAGAAACTTCTTATGCCCGGCTATAATTATCTTGTAGAAACCAATGAATTTATTACCGTCAAAAGGTTGCAGAAAGGAAAGGATGATGCGCACATTGCCCTTTATTCTTCAAACTGTGCTACCTATCCGGATGGCAAGCTGATTTATGAGCCGTTTGAAATTCCTATGGATTCGGTCAAAAGGATGTTCTATATTCTTGGGTACATATATCCGCAGGCAAATGATATAAATAAGGTGTAAAGTCTTATGATAGCAATCAAGCGTAGTATATCGTTTGGCGTAGAAGTAAAGAAAAAGCCGGAAGCGGATAATAAGAAGAATCAGAAGTCGGAGGGTCGCGTAAGATGCGTAATCGTCTGGCATGGTCAGCGTGTGCGCTTGAGTGTGAACCATAATGTCAATCCCGACAACTGGGAGAAATCTGTGCAAAGATGCAAGGCAAAAACCACACACGGAAAGAATAAAACCCCGGCATCGGTAATAAACAAAGACTTGCAGGAAATGGAGGCTTTGATAAACTCCATATTCATGCGCTTTGAAGAAGCGGGCCGCATACCCACAAAAGAAGAGTTCTCGGAAGCATACGACCGTCAGGTTAATCCTGAAAAGTATGTTGAAAAGGATAAGATTGTCAATCCGGCAGATGAACCATTGTTTAAGATATATGACAAATTCATAAAGGATGGAATGACAAGCGGACGATGGAGCGAGGGTACGCTTGTTAAATGCAGGACTATCAGAAAGCACCTTTATAGTATATCCCGCAAATTATCCCTTAATGACATCATCAACGGTGGAATCAACATACTAATCGAACACTTTGCAAAAGTGCCTGATAACTTCAAGCAAAAAGGACTGGCGAATACTACCATTAAGAATGACATTGCTTTTGTAAAGGTGTTCTTACGTTGGGCACAGGAGCATGGGTATTGTGACGCATCGCCATTCCTATATCAGAAAGTCAAGTTGAAGACCGCAGAAAAGCCGGTCATCTTTCTTACAAAGGAAGAGCTTATGAAGGTGTATGATTTTGACTTCGGGCATAAGAACTACCTGTCTCAAGTCCGGGATGTGTTCTGCTTCTGCTGCTTCACATCCCTCCGCTATTCCGATGTTTACAATCTTCGTAGGTCAAACATCACGGATAGCGAAATCCACATCACCACCATAAAGACGCATGACACCCTTACCATAGAACTGAATAGGTATTCACGCGCTATACTGGATAAGTATGCCGACATTCCTTTCCCTGATGATAAGGCGTTGCCCGTAATCACCAATCAGAAAATGAATGACTACCTGAAAGAGATGGGTAAGGTGTGCGGCATTGATACGCCAATTACCATTACGCGGTATAAGGGAACACAACGTTATGACAAGACATATAAGAAGTATGAGCTTCTTTCCACACACTGCGCCCGTCGAACTTTTGTCTGCAATGCCATAATGTTGGGCATCCCTACAAATATCGTTATGAAATGGACTGGTCATTCAGACTACGCCACGATGAAGCCGTATCTGGATATTGCGGATGAAACAAGACGTTCCGCAATGACAGCGTTTAACCGATTTGAAGATTTTATGTTCCCCTCAGATGACCGGACTAAAAATAATGGTGGGGCAGAAAGTGGGGCAGAAAATTGACATTATATGAAACTGTATGCAAGTAAAAATTATGAACCGAGATAATAATCCCCTGATTTGCTTCGTTGTAATTTTGGGTGCAAGCCTACGAGGAATATGGGGAGAGTACCTGTCTTTCCGCAACCCTTACTAAAAATCAACCACTTGTAAAATAGTGGGGCAAAAAGTGGGGCAGAAATAAAGAAAACGTCCTTTTTGGGGGCGTTTTCTTGTTTCTATCAGGAGCGTTTCCCAACGACCCTGACCCATAATAAACCAAAATGTGAAATGCCTACTATTCTACTATTATTTTTGATTTCTGATTTTCTTAATAAGCCATATCACCGCTATTACTACGATGACCACAAGTATGCCGATGGATATGCCGCCTACTTCCTGCTTGAGCTGTTCCCATTTTGACAACTTGCGTTCAACCGGCATCGGCACTTGCTGGGATTTTTCTATCATTGCCATCAGCTCCGATTTCTGCGCGGTCAGAAGACTATCGATATACTGACGTATGATTTCAGTCTGTCGGTTGCTTTCCGTTGAACTTGCCCGGTCGCTCTTCTGAATCCGGTCGCGGTATCGCTCCTTTGAAACAATATCGCCAAATTCATTAATATGGACTACTATGCTATCCCTGACGGATAGACTGTCGCGAGCAGATACACTGTCGCGCCTTTGTTCCATCACGCGGATTTCATTCATAAGATTCTGGACGCGCTGAATCAGAATCTCCGTATTATTTGATGTGCTATCCACTTTGGATTTTTCAACCGGAATGTACTGCTGACTTTTACATCCCGTTATCCCTATGCAGAGAATAGCAATAAGGATGGTAATAATCTTGGCTTTCATACTTCTACGAGTTTTATTAGTCATTTACAGTTTGTTCAGATGAAACGGATTCATCTGCGGTCATTGTAACAACGGCTTCATTAGACCCTGCTATTTCCGACCACTGCCCATTCTGCATAGCATAGACGCATTGGTCATTTGCAGGGATTGCCGGAATTGAATCCAGCTTAGTGTTGACTGTGGTCATTTTTGTTTCCAACTGGGCCACACGCGCAAGCAGAAGATTGTATGTCTGAATTGATATGAAACCGCTGACATCAGGAATATCCGATATTTTGGCGTATATACGCTCCGCATCGGTAGCTTTCAGATAGGGAGCGAGGTCAACCTTTGGCATGAATTTGCCTACGGCTTCCCAATGGTCGCCGAGCCATAGATACTCGATATATTCATTCTTACCGACTTCACCATCCGGGTCTGGTACGCAATAGATTTTATTCTTGATGTCGGATGTCGGAAGCTCATCAACCACTTCAAACGGAGATACATCAAGTTTCGTCCGTATTTCATTCTCCGGCGTGATTTCGATGCCGTAGTCGGGTGTCAGTTTGTTCTGCTTTCCATTCAATGCCGATGTTGTGGCGTATCCATCTGTGATAAAAGCCTTGAGTAAGGACACAAGCATACTGCCATTGGCATTATCTTTGGCAAAAGGGATGATTTCGTTTCCGTCAAGTTGAAGAGCCGGGATAAGCTCACTTATTTTTAAGTCTTTATCTTCCATATCGATGTTGTTGTTTTCTTGTTTGATTGCTGAACCTGATTCAAGGAGTGTGTTCTTATTGCTTTCAAGGATAATCCCATTTGGGCGGTTGGTCGTTGGCTTGATTTCAAAAGCCTTTGTGCCATCTTTCTCAAGCAACAAGGATTTACCACTTTCAAGACGGAATCCGAAACCATTCTCTTGCTTCAATGCCGGCTTCTTGACTTCAACAGTACGATTCTGATGAAAGGCAAGAGAAGTCTGGGGCAGTCTTATGTTAGACAACCCTATTTTAAGCAAGGTGATTATAACTGAACTCCGTTCCATTATGATTCAATCATTCTCGCGTCTGTCACTTCCGAATATGATACGATTGATACTTTTACACCGGCATAGATGCCAATCTCAAATATCAGGTCTTTCGGACTGTCATCGCCAAATTTTACTATGGGGATAGGTGGTAAGTTACCGATGGCGGCCAGAACCCTTAAAGTCGCACCTGCGGCTCTGCAAATCTGGACTGCGGCATTGCCCGTTGATATGAACTCAGCTGAATAGTAACCTTTAGGGTCTTTATTGAATGTTAGTTGCTTTTCCATTACATTTTGACTTATTGCTGATTGTCATCTTCTTCATCGTTTGAAGAGCCTTTTGTGATTTCGGTTTCTTCAATGATGGTTAATTTCTTTTTCTCTTCTACGACATCATCAAGAAGTTCCTCTTTGCCGACCAGCTTATAAAAGTTGAATTTCTTTTTGATGCCCTTATATTCAAGATAGTTATTGACACATGAATTAATCTCTATGCCATAGATAATGAACAGCATACCCATACTGATGATAGGCACACCAATCGTTATCTCAAAGGTCATACTGCATACTTCCGCAAGTGTGACCCAACACAGGTAATCGACCATCTTGTTTATGGTTCGCCGGATAGCGCGTGAAAACCTAATCTTTTCACCTCGCTTCTTGGCAGCCATAATACCAAACCTTAAATCCGCGATAACAAGAATCATCCCCAGTAACAGCCACGGGGCAAGATGCGTGTAAAAGGTTGTGATGGAAGCACCCAGCACAGCAAATATGGAACTAAAGAGGTTGTTGTCGTTCATTATGTATGGGGATTATAAATGTTATTACAAGATGCCATTCTACAATAAGAAGACATTCAAAAGTATCTACATTCCTCCGATTAAAGAACTCTAAACCCCGACAATCTACGACTTTACCCAATAGTCGTAAAAATCCCACCTAAACGATGTTAGATGGGATTCGTCATTTACGCTTCTGCTATTTCCGTTTCATGCCCCAGAATCCGATTCATTGCTTCAATGAACGCAGGACTGCAACACTTCATCGCATAGGTGTCGATAAGTCGCATTTCCTTTTCATTGTATTCAGTAGGGCCATCGGAATTGTATATCTTCATAGCAAGCGATAATGCTTCTATGCCAGAACCGACATTATAGATTACGTCGGCAAATTGTTGACGTAGGTCACAGATGCTGCAGTTTGTATGTGCAACATCCGTGAACAATTCTATTCGTGAAAAATCTATATTCATACTGAGTTATTTATTTGTTTTGTAATGAAAGCACTCTTGCGGTATATTTTATCGAGAATTTATTTAATGAGCCGGTCCTGGATGGTTCGTAAATCAGCAAGACAGTGAGCGCATCGCCCTTGCCCATTTCGAGTCTGTCCCAACGATCTCCGTCCCAATGGGTAAAGACCGGAATATCGTCGACATTCCAAGGCTTGTTTTTATTGGAGTCTTCGATACTATTGCGCCCATAGACATAGAAGTTACTGCTAAAAAGGTCCGCTACGATAGTGAACGGTATGCAAAACTGCTGGCTATCAGAAATTCCAAGAGCAGTGCGTACTTCTGACAATTTTGGCAAAACGACACCGCTTCCAGAGACAGAGCTATATGCGTAAACTACCCATACATTGTTCTCCGATATTTTCAGATAACCATTATATATCGTGTCGGAACTTGATAAATTGAACTTGCTATACTTATAGCCACTAATCCATCCGTCGAGATTGCCATTGCCGGAACCTATGAAAGCATGGTTGATGTCGCCATGTTTTGCAGAAAGGAGCATGGCAATGTTTCGACCTAGGCCCCAAAAGTTATTATAGTCCTCATTCTCGAAACGGGCAACGGCTTTCAATCCAGACGTGGAGGCCAAAACATTACCGCCTATTCCTGCGAATGTATGGTGGGTATCATTCCTGAAAATGATGCAAGCGTCATTGTTGAAATCAGGGCCATTCGTGAGGCTATTTCCGCTAATGTTGAAGCCGGCTATTTTACCGTCAGTGGCTTTTATTGTACCTGTTATATTCGCTTTAGTTGCGACAAGACTACCGTTGACATCAACCCTGAATGGAGCATTGTCGGGTGTTTCTGCGCCAGCCCATATACGAATCTTGCTTCCAGATAATGACCCCGACATTCCTGCCGTGATTACGCCATCATCATTTGCGATAAGAATCTGATTGGACTGCATCAAAGTGATTACGGCATCATCGGCAAGTAATAATGGGGTGTATAATGGTTCCAAAGTATTCATCGGCTCCCAGTAGGCATCCCATTTCTGCCTATCCTTATCACCCACGCGAGGTGCATTTTCATCAGATGATGTGTGGGTCTTTTTACATCTGAACCAAAGGGCATGGGAAGCATACATGGTGTTATCTTTCATAATATACACCAAATCAATATATCTTATACCATCATTGGTAAGGGCAGAGTCATTATGGTATTCAAAACCAGTGTCAAACTTTGACCTACGATAGACGCATCCTTGTATTCCTTGTTTTCCGTCTGCCCCGGCTTTTACCTTATATAAGGACATGACTGCTGAAAGGGTCTGTGACCCCTTAGTCGCATTAACGGTAACTGATGCCTTATCTGCGGAAATGGCAGTAACAGTAACAACTCCAGTAGAAGCGTTTATAGAAGAAGTGCAGCCTGAATCGGTCTTACTGAAAGTCCATCCGCTATCAATGCTTGCCCCCTTGTAGACAGTGGAATTTGTGGAAGCGAGCGTGCCTGATATTGTAGGTGTGCCGGATGAATTGCAAGGGATACCCTGCATTTCATTGTCAAGGTCTAACAAAAAGACACTTTCGCCATCTGCCACAACAGGCACAGTTTCGGTAGCGACATCAATGCTATTCACATAAAGCACAAACTTAATCCATTGGCATTTTGCCGGGATTGTTATAGCTGAGGAATAATTTGTAAGTGCCGATACCGAATTATCAGTATATCCAATCTGATACTTCAATGTACCCTCTGATGTGGCAATGGGGCTTGAGTTACCTGTCTGCTTGCGTTTCTCGCAAGTGATTGATGTCGGATGAAATTTTCCGTCATCGGTCTTTTTGATTTGGGATACACTTGGCACAAGCCAGTAGCGGACGGCATCCGCTCCCGGATTACCGTCCTTTGGCCTGCGCCTGACAGTGATGCTTCCCTGTGCGTGTAGCATAGGCTTTTCTTAGATTCAGTCTAATTGTTCAAGAACTATTGTGGCGATTTCCTTAGCGTGTTTACGCCACTGCTGATAAGCGGAATACTCGTTGAGATACTCCTCGCGCTTCTCTTCATCGACTTCGGAGTCTTCATCCATGACTTCGGTGTAGTTGGCGATAATCGCCTGAACATCGTCGTTGGAATACTTGTCGCTGACGATTGCACTCACGATGTCGCTGTATGTGCGACCATACACATCAGCCTGATTGCAGTCGTAGGTCTGGGGGATGTCTGCATCGTCATCGCTTTCAGACTCAGACTCAGCCGGTGCGGTCTGCGCCGGGGTGATGTCATAGAAGACGCGGAGGATTTCGCCCTCCGGGTACGCGATAACACCCGATTCAGGGATGCTCGGAAACTGGTAATTACATTTCATTGTTTCTATTGTTTAAGGGTTATTCAAAATAGTAATCAGGAAACTTGCCTCCGATGTCCTTTTTCTTGACGACGGTATCAATCGGAAATGCGTTTATAGCTTTTGCTTGGTCAAGCATACTTTTTAGTGTGAAAGAATTGGTGAAGAATTTGCATTTCTCCCCGTTATATTGGATTTTTACAGCATATCTTCCCGGGCCGTGTGGTGTCTTGATGTTAGTTTCATAATCTACCACCGTTATAGGAAGATTGAGAATAGTGTCAATCTTGACCTTTTTCACGTCAAAGTATTTCTGACCATCCTTAGTCGTTATACGACCGGATATACCTATGTCTGCGAAGCTCATATCGTTATTGGTTATTTTATTCCATAAGTTTCGGCAGTTGCCCCATTTGCACCAGCCCCAATAGGCTGCAAGGACTTCACGCCTACGCTCTTCATCTGTTATTCGTTTTGCTTTTCTTGCGAAAGTCTGTTTAATCGATTTCCTTATTCTCACGTTGGTCTGTGTGAAGCCGTAGCCCAGAAAGTCTATGCTTCTTCCATCGACCACCACGTTGCCTTTTTCTCTTCTTCTTTCGTTCACGTTTCTCATCGTCAGATATGTTTCTGCCTATTGGTGACACAACTGCATTTGCTTTAAGGACTACGCCTGCTTCTTCGGATAGCTTTTTGAACTTCATCATTGCTCTGATAGCTTCGGCTTTTGTCTGGGCAAATCCAGTCACATCATCACAATATCGGAAGTACGCGGCTTTCTTGCCGCCTTGTTTCATCTGATGGTCTATGTGACTTATTGCGAGATTTCCTAAAGTCTGGCTTGACACTGCCCCAATAGGGGTTCCTCTGATTCCGAATGATTTCATTTTCCAATTCTTCTATGATTTCAATGCCACTATCATAGGCAAGAATAACTATATCAATGAGCCTGATGAACGCCTTATCCTTGAATAGACGTTCCAAAGTTGACCTGACAAGGTTATGTGGAAGACTTTGATAATATTTCTTAAAATCAGTTTTCCAAAACCATTTGAGTTCTGGATGTCTGCGCATAGTTCGTTTGACACGTTTCACACCATAGTGGAGTCCTTTACCCTTGATACAGGCGAATGTGTCAGTAATCAGACTTGCAAAAATCCGAGGTGAAACAACAAGCATAATGGCGTGTTGCAGGATACGCCACGGATAATAATTCTGCTTTATTAATTGTCTGACCTTACCGGCATCAGTCTTTAGGTCTTCTTTTCGGTAATTTGGCGGTGGAAATGATAAGGTCAGAATCATCTTTTGCAACGCCCTTAATTCTTCTTCGGCATTTTCATTATGCTTCTGAATGTACTTATTGGGTATTCTTACCTCTTTCCCATTGACTATGATGACTCTTTTAGACTTTCCCTCCTGCGCTTTTTTATCTGCAAGACGTAGATTGTCAATATTGGCTATGCGTTCCATTATGAAGCCCTCACGCTTCGGACGTTTGCCGCCACGCAAGGCAATGGCTTTCTCATAGACGCGGTATCGCTCTATCAGGATTGAATCTATCTCATCATAAGACATAGACTCCCATTGTATTTCTTCAAATGAAAGCATATCGGTATCATCATTTTTTTAATCCTGAAAAACCTAATATGTTATTATTTGCCAAACTAACTTTCTTATAAGTCCATTAATAAGAATCCAACGAGAAATGCAATCAGCTTGCTTGGATTCTCCGCCCGGAGCTTCCGAAATGTTTTCACATCCTACTTGCCCCGCTTGTCTGCTGCAAGGTGCAGACCTTTCCGCAATATATGTTTTGACTTCACGGATAATATTCCAATCCGTTACGCTGCGTAGTTCATTATAGGCGCAGGGTCAAGGCTCTGGGGAATTATTATTTGATTGGGTTTTACCCCTTTCATTCAAGTTTGGCGAGAGCCGTAATTCGCATTCGAATACGCAAAAGCGTTGTTCGAGTTAACGTAACCGAGACCGCAATACGAACCGTTATTCGCATTACCGCCCCAGAGCAGCAGGCTCTTCCCCATCTACCTACCGAAATCGTACCGAACACGCTACACGCACCGAAATACGTTGACGTATTCTTTGGTACGATTCGGGTTTTAATGGTTTTTCAGAATGTCAATGTTCTCTTTAATTTTAGGTAAATCGTTGCTTGTCTGAAACTTCACATACGTTCCATCAGGCGGCTGCCATCAATGCTTTTCCGTCCATAAAGGTAAGTGGGCCATAATAAGCAAGGCGAGAGCCGTAATTCGCATTCGAATACGCAAAAGCGAGGTTCGAGGCAACGCAACCGAGACCGCAATACGAACCGTCATACGCAGCACCGCCCCAGAGCAGCAGCTGACCTGTGTTGTTGGCATATTCGTAATCACACCAGTAAGAATTGCTTCCTCCGCCAAGTGTAGTAGCGATAAGGTCAAAGTATTCGCCAAGTGTCATCTTTGTGACGTAGCCCTCACTGTTGGCAGAAAGTGTGCGACGAACAATCTGACGATACTTACCCGATGGGTGTGTAGCCAGTTCTGCCTCAGACGGCATACGATTGCCCTCATAGATGTAGAACTCATTGCCGTTCTGCGCTGCATTGGCTGAATTGCCAAAGTATGCGCCCTGAATCATCTCCCATTGCCAGCCCCAAGCATCCTCAAAGCCGTTAAGGTTGACACGCGAACAGTCCACGCCAACGACACTGCCATTAGTGACGGTGATGTTTATCTTTCCGTTGCTGTCACCGAGAGATTTGGTCGCACCGGTCAGGAGGCTTGTTGTGCCGCCCCAAAGGTCTTTCCATCCACCGGAGCCACAGACACCTTGACCGATTTTTTCCTGCGCGTTGGGGTTGCCGTATTGTGACAGGCACAACATCATCATAAATCGACGATGGTCATAGTTTACAAGACCCCAGTTCTTTCCGTTAACCTGAGCATCTGCCCAGAACTGCGAGATAGTGCGTGACCCGGCTGGTCTTACACCTGAACGGGATGTAAGTGCCGTTCCTGAAAGCGAAGCCTTGTATGCGCCCACACAGATATATTCACCGTTATTTGCATCACCGATGAAATGACCTCCGATAGGCTGCATCGACATCCAAAGGTAGTCAACATTGGTAGCGACATCACGCTTGACTGTAAAGTAAAGGCGAGGAGCGATTACCATTACATGACCCTTTGTTTCGTCAAGAGTCGTTCCGTCAGCGAATACACCGGAATTGACGGGAGACAGTTTGGCGGCTTTGCCATCGTTGGTGACAAGATAGCGGCCGACCATAGATTTGTACTCGTTCCACATTCCGACATTGCCGACCACACCCCATGCCGGGCTACTTACGCCCTGCTTGATGGGAACACCCCAAGCAATCTGACGGAGCAACTGCTCATCATCTGTGTTCATGGAGTTCATAAAGTTGTCAAGGGTTATTCTGCGGACAGAACCATTCACCTCACACAGCACGCCGTTGCCCTTTCCGATTGATGGCACAACGGTAGCGTTTCCAAGATTTTTTTTACCCATTTTTCTTGCTTTATATTAAGTTGTTAATGTTAATTCCATTCAGCCTCAGCCACGACTTCAACATCGCCCATCTCGCCATTGCGGTCAGTTTCGGTGGTCGTGACCTGAATTGTGTTGGTGTTGGCGGACTTGATAACAGACCAAGTTTTCCTATCCATCACATCCATTCGCCAAGTTACACCGGTTGGTGTGATTTCCTGATTAGAGCCATCCGGCAAGAATCGCACTATCTTCGCCTTGACAGTCACAGGACTGCCGTTGTCTACATCCTTTTGAGCGGAAGAGATATAGGGAATGACCTGATAGTCATCGGATGTGTCGATGATTCGGATACCGGCTCTGAACATAGGCGTTGTGCTTGAGGAAACCTTGTAAAATTCAGCAATGAAAAGCTGAGTACCATCTACATCATTATTGGTGACAGTTATGGATTTCTTGCCATTCTGTGCGCTCCAAAGGGTATTGTCACGATACCATTTCACATAGTAACTTGTAAGTTCGGAAGTACCGAGCCATAACTTAGTTGAAAGGGTCGTTGATGTAATGCTGGATGTAAGCTGTTCGGTAGTGGCGTTCACATAACCGGCATACGAAGTCGCTCCTACGGTCTGGATAAGCACGTCGATAGACTTTTGCAGATTGTATTCCGTACCTCCTACTGTTGCCACGCAGGAATACGTCAGCGTATCGTTGGCGATGTTTGTAGAGCTTGCAAGATTCTTGACGATTCTCAATGCACCGGTTGTAGTGTTCATCTTGAAGATGCCAGTGCTGTCAAGTTTGTATCCGTCTGAATCTGTTGCGCCATTGAAATTCAAGGTCACTCCGTTGTACTGCCACTGATGGAAAGACAGTGAGACAGATGCGCCCCTTGCGGATGTCACATTGGGGACGATGATAGGTTGGTTGGCGGCCACCGTCCAATCCGGGGAAACAGTGCCGGCCTTATCATCCACACCCTGAAAGAGAGGGATGCCGTTTGCGATTTCAAGCGATATGAAGAATGTATCGCCATTTCTTAATCGCTTGATTGTAATACTTCCTTGTGCGCTATAAGACATGGTGTTCTAATTATTTATTGTTCATAAATGCGAGGGCATCGTACTGGTCGCACACAACGCCATTCAGCTTTTCTGCGCGTTCATTCAGAGTGCCGGATATACATACCGAGTTCATCAAATCCTTTTCATTGATGCACATCATATCGCCGCTGCACAAGTGTGTTTCAACTTGGAATCCGTAGTCAACGGCTTTGGATTTATCTGCAATTATGTATCTCATTAGTTGAAGATTAATTCGTTACCATTTTCATCAGTAAAGATTTCGCCGGTTTCATCCGTTGCTATGCTGTGAGCTTCCTTGAGTTCTGATTCAGTGTGAAGTTCAATCCAAGAATCGTTATAGGAAGAGCCGATGCCAGTAAGTGCAAGAAGAAACTGAGTGACATCACCCTCATTCAGAAGCACATTGGTTTTCGCATAAGTGTCAGAATACCATAGAATCCTGATAATGCTGCCCGGACAATCCACCACATTTCCGTCATAGTCCACCATAACCTCGTCATAGCGCATCGTATCAAATTGGCTTATATCAGTTCCGTTGGTCATTCGGATTGTATATCGAGGATTCACGCGGTTGACCGAGAACTGAACCATAGCAACCTCCCTGTTTTCCGCATAAGCGCGAATCACATAGTCGGATTTATGGATTAGGCGTAAATCCAATGTTATCTGGGTCGGTGATATGGCGATTATTTCATCTGTGCCAGCGGCAATCTCAGTGAAAGATGTGGCGGAGTTTACTCGGAATAACTTGATGTTATATCCGGTTGTGATTACCTTATCGCCACTGAATAAAGTCACAGGGATTACCCGGTTATATGCGTTTTCATCGGTGGCAGCGTTCTGGGCAGCCGTTGAAGCAGTCAGCAATCCGTGCGATACCTTATATTCGTATAGGAATAGTTTATCCTTGAAAGGATTGTACTGAATAATCTGGTCATCCCCGATACTGAGCGAATACATATTCTGCGATTTGTCAGAACATGAAAGCACTATCGGCTCGGTTTTGATTGGAATGTTGACACCTAATCGGTTGTCGGCAAGGACACCTTCAAAATGCAATGACACCTGTTCACCGGGCGAGAAGTTACGCATGATGGAGATAGCACCGCGCAATGACCCATTCTGATTGATGGAATAAAGATTTTCCCATTCAGGAAGCGTCGATATATCCGTGCCATCAACGTACCACTTCATATCAGCAAGCGCATGGTTTGAATGTGGGTCGCCCCAACTATTATCCACCGCACTTGCTACGACTTGAGGAAGAATGACCGTAGGTGAAAGGGCGCGATTTGGCTCATACTGGTTCGTGAAGCCATTATATACCTGCACAACCGGACTATTTGGCGTGATGTTGACCACGGAAACAGCCACATTTAGCGGTGCATAGTCGATTCTTATTCTTTTCTTTGATATTTCCATTATGGTGCTGCGATTAAGTCGGCTTGTGCCACAACTTCTTCATCAATCTTTGCCACCATCGTGAAAAGTGTACTGATAGAGTTGGGGTTTGTACCGAGGTCGTTGTCTGAATCTGTGTATGAAAGTGTTATTGTTCCGTCAAAATCCTTAACCTTTTGCTTTAGCTGCCAAGCAGCATCATTCACCGCCTCACCGCTGTCACGGGTGATAGTCCAGCTTGTGATTTTGCCGGTTATTTCCGTCCATCCCTGATATACCCGGCAGACAACATTCATGGATTCTCCGTAGGCAAGGAAATAATCGCCATCGGTTTCTATCTCCATACGGATAGGAAGCACCTGTGTCTGTTCGATGACACCTGTCATGTAGATGTTATTCAGGTATGCCGAATAACCGGTCATAAACAATCCGAAGACTGATAGATTACTCAAGTCACCGAACTGCGCACCAATGTTGTTTGCCGTAAATTCCCAGTCGTTCACATCGCGTAGATAGCGTTCATACGTCCGGGTGGAATAGCGGGATGTCTGACGTTCTTTATTCGTAAAATTGCCGTATCCCACGAAGTGCATAGCCTCGCAGGGATGAAATGTCATCTTCCATCGGTCTGAAACGGCACGGAGCATATAGCGGAACTTGCTATTGCGGCCAGTTTCAATGATGTCAGTGATTCTGAAATATGCGGTGTAGAAGCCGGCGAAATGAAAGTTACCGATGGAGTCATCAGAGTCAGCGGTGGAATTGTTGGATGTGTCGTAACCATCGTGGAAAATACCCATACAGATGTCATCAATGGCTACCGTACCAATCTCGCCATCCTCAAGATGAAGAATGACAGTGCCGGTCATAAGCGGATTCCCATCTGCGTCAAGGTCAGGGATGCACTTTTCTACGATGCCTCCTCCGGGAGCATTCCACTTATTGCCAATCTGAATTTCTACGCGGTTGTAGCGAAGCTCCGGCACTTCAAGAAATCTGCGCAAAGACAGGCTTTCAAGCCATCCATTGCCAAATTCATCTATCATTCCACCGAATCCCGTAAGACCATCGGCAAAACTATCACCGAACTGCACACCTTTCTCGCCTGTCAGTTTTCCACCAACATTCAGGGGATATGGGGTGCGGTCTGGTTTAGTCTTGCTGAGAAATTCTTTCAGTGAACGTAATGCTGAAAAGGCATTGCGGTTTGTAGGAGTGGTTGTGTCATTGGTAGTGATAAGGTAGATTGTGCTTCCACCACCACCGCTTCCACCTCCTACAAAGGTCTGACCTTTTAATGTCAGGGATTCAACGGTGTCCTCCAATGCGCCCAGACGTGATGTGGATTTCGTTTCACCGACTGTTATCACAGGGGAGTCATAAGGATAATCAAGCGGATATTCATAGCCGATGATACGGGATTGTCTGCTTCCGTCGAAGAAATAAGCATCGCTGATAAGATTAACCCGGTCGCCAAGACCAAACGGAAAGTAATAGCCGGTGGGGGTTTGCCCCTGTTCTTTCATCCAATCCGACATCATCGTACAAGGATAGCTATTGGGGTCTATCTTTGTTTTGGCTATGTATTCGTTGGTCTTCTCAAGAAGTTCCTGCTCTGCGGTATCAATCAGACCCAAAGATGCTATCTTTGTGGCATCCCATCCATAAAGCACATACTTGTCACCGGCTTTCGGCATCAGCACAGTATCTGGGAGTTTTCTTCCGTAGTCTTCATTAGCCACGACCTCCCATAGCTGCGCATCCGGATTCCATGAACCATCAGGTAATTTTTCAGAAACGCCAAGAGGATTGAACATAACGCCAAAATCCAATCCGTTTAAAGAACCGGACTGAAAGATTATATGCAGTTCCTCATTCTCAAGGATATAGTCTTTTGAAAACTTTATGCTGCTGTCCTTGAATCGGTAGAATGTTTCCGTGTTTGTTTCGCCATCATCATTTGTGACAGTATCGGTGTATGTGCTTACGGAGTCAACATTTCCGTTGGTTCTGGGATATACATCATCAAACACCACCACACGCTCCACCGCTGCCTCGGTCGGCATATTGGGATAAGCATCAACATAGGGTGTTCCAACCGGTAGCATCAGACGTTTCTGAACTATGCCGTTAACAACGATGCTTTCATCAGTAGGGCGATAATTGACAGGGATATTCCGCGTTGACCCAAAGGCATAGATTCTTGTGGCATACACATTCTTATTGCCGGATGGCGAGATGTTATCTACATTCACACCTTGCTCAAAGTCTATCGGAGAGCCTAATTCACATCTGCCAAAATAGATAACATGGTCTTCGACCCACCATTCACAATCCCACGCTTCCGCCATCATGTTTAAGGCGGTAATCATATCGGTGTTGTTATAGGTCAGAAGTTTTGCAGACTGCACAACGGTTTCATCTATCGAATAGATGAACTCCTGCTCGTTGAATAGGTATCCCAATGCTTTCAGATTGCGCACAAATACGCCTAAATGCACATCAAGGGTAGCGGTCAGACTCCATGAAGCCTCACGACCACCGGATTCAGGGGTATATTTGAAAATCTTATTTCGCCACTTGCAGTAATAGGCTTCAAGCTCTAATTCATAGTCATAGCCGCCTGTCGCTTTGTTGTAGGTTGGATTATACAACTCAACCAATTCAAATCTGCCGTTGCCGGGTACATCGCACCAATCGCCCAACTGAAAATAAATAGGCTTGCTAACGCTGAATTTCAGCAAAACATAGTCAGACCCCATCAACTCTTTGACCCTTTTTGAGCCTATGTTGATAGGTGTCTGAAATCGTATCTCGTTTGCGGTATCGTATATCGTTAGCATACTGCAAAGGACGCAAAACAAAAGCGAAGTAACTTGCTTGTTACCTCGCTTAGTCGCTACCTTTGAGAAGTAGTCGTAATTTCGCCCAATGTCAGGGCGAAGCATAGGCTAAAACCCCATGACTTGTATGTAATCAATAACCCAATGCCAACGAGTGACAACGGTAGTTCCGTTCCCAACCCACATAAGGCATAAAGCGCAAATTTGAGTAATAGCACCCATCATTCTGCTTGATGAAGTCGCCATACATTTTCAGTCTATCGCCATGCAAAAAAGCGAATTTTGAAAAGCCGATAACTTTGTTGACTGCCATATCCATCTGCCTTGAGCCATAGCCATATCTTTCAATAGCCGGGTAGATGATATTCTGAAAGGCTGTCTCGCTGTCGGTCATATCCCTTTCAGGTCTGATGTCAAGTATTCCGTTGTGGGCAAACCATACATTGCCCCGGTTGAATGGGTGGCAGTTCGCCCTCTTGATAGAGCCATGTGTCGCAAGGCGAAAATGTATGATGCAAGGCTCGTCGTCAGACACTTGCTTTAGGTTCTTTTTAAGGCTCTTTATGCTCATGCCCTTATAAAAGGTTGATGGGGATATGAATCCGCAACCGTGGGGATTCGCATGAAAGGCTGCATTGATGATGTCGCTTGTTGGCATTTTAACGCCTGCCGGCTTTACTATGATGACGCACATGGTGTATTATCTATTTTTAGGTTTTACGTTGATTGTAGGGGATTTTAAGGGGTGTCAGGGGTATGTTTCAACCCCTGACCTTATATGGTGTCTTAAAGGCTTGCAAAGTGTTCTGCTCTTGCCTTAAAGAATGATTTCTCTTCATTGCTGAGAAATGGTATCTCGTCGATGCTTGCAACCGGGGCAGTCAGGCGGTTTTTCTTAGACCAAATGACGAGCTTGCCACAGAAGTTGACCCAGTTGATGATTTTCTCATAATTCGTTGTGCCTGAGTGCTGCCTAAATTCTATTGTCTTGTGGCGGTCATAGCTCATGGGGTTGATTTTGTGATAACGCCAATTATGAAGAGCGTTCTGTATGTTCTGAATAGTCACGGCTCTTTCAATAGCATATTTGTGGTCTTGTATAGTGTTTGCATATTCATTGTTACGGCGTGATTGTGCCATGAAAGTATCAATGACAGCCTCAAGATACATATAGTTGACAAATACGTTGCAATACTGCTTGTCAGTCAGTTTTGCGGCACCGATATGAACGTGAAGACCGCAAGTAGAATTTACCTTTGCATCTGCCTTATTGAGGGTCTTGCAAGCGTTTTTAAGCATACGCTTACCATCATTGCCTGTAAGCACCGGTGACACACATTCAATGGGGTCATCCATGCCACACACTGATGAATCAGTGGTGAACTTGAAATAAGAATGACCGTCGCGGTGATTGTAGCCCTCATATTCATAGGCCATGCCTGTGCGTTCTGCGGCTGTCCTGATTGCGCCACTATTGACGAAGCACTCCATCTCTACGCCAAAGGTGAAGCGACCGCTGACCTTACCCTCTACGTCAGCGAGAATGATGCTGATTTCATAGGGTGTGATGCCTAACTTTGCGAGGGCGGCTTTCTTAGAAGCCTTGCTTGTGTTCGCTACCTTGATTTCGTTTACCTGTTCGTCAAGGGTCTTCATAACTTATGGGGTTTTAGATTGTGAATGAATTGTGTTATTGATTACGAGTGCAAAGTTAAACCAAATAATTTAATTGTGCAAATATTTTTGCAGAAAAATTCAACCAAATAGTTATATTTAACTTTTATTAACAAACTGAATGGTATAATTACCCCTTACACCTTAATATAAGAAATAAAGCATATAATATAATTTAGCCATAGACCATCAATCTTGACTCTTCTTATCCCTGCTGACCTTGATTATACCAGACAGTATAATCGTGATATTGGCATAGCGCGGAATGATAAATCTTGCATCAGGACATAAAAAAGTGCGACCCCGGATTCTTCCGAGGCCGCTTGTAATCAATAACACAATAAGTGTATGAAGACTTATTGTGTGTCTGCTTTTGGCTTCCCAGCTTTGGCAGACAATACAAAATTAATAAAAATTTTCCATACTTCGATGGCTACGCGTCAAGATTCCGCTTTCTTGGTATCTTTTATTGTAGTCTGCAAAGTTGCCTGAGATACCAGTAGGTTCTGATGGGCATTACCCATCGCGGTTTCCGCACGGTATAGGGCTTCAATCGCCTCTTCAATTTCATTGGCGGCGAGTTCAAGTTCCGAGTTTTGTCTTGACAGCCACTTTGATGCTTTCATCGCTTTAAGCCTGATGCCTACAATCTGGGTGATGGATTCACGGATAGACTGCATCATCTCGCTTTCATCATTGATAATTATTTCTGTTGTTTCCATATAGTTATGATTTAAAAAAGGGAATATCGGGGCAATGCGTCAACCGGCTGCTTAAAATCGGCTGCATAGGCAGCCGGTCAACGCTTACAGATGGTAGGATTCAGCCAAGTTTGGCTAACTCAGTCAATGACTTTATAACGTCAATCATTGCGTTACATTTGTCGTTTTCCTTAGACCACCAAGTTTTGTATAAGTTGCGGTCATATTCCATCTTCTTTAAGTTTTCAGATAGAGTTTTGTTTTCTTCTGTCAGTCTTGCGACTTCTTCTTTCAAGGCGGTCAGGGTATCAGCACCCTCCGCAGATGTGGGATTGCCGGTGTTGACGGCATCCTGATTTTTGCTTTCTTCTGCCATTGTCATTTATATTTTGTGGTTTATATTTATCCTTTCATTGAACCCTGTAAATCCAGATAGATGACATGGGTATAATGCTCATATAAAAGGCTCTCTATCATATCTTCTGCCGTTCTCTGATTCAGGGTGACGAAGATAAACATTCTATCCTTATTCCCTGCATCGTTGACAGTGATGTCGTTGTGGGTAAATTGGTCATAAGGGATAGTGCGAGATATTTCTTCCCATCTGCCCTTATCTGCAAGCTCCTCAAGATAATCCTCAAGGTCTTTAAGGGATTTTTCAACACGCGCCTTATATTCCGCATCGGATTCTACAAGTGTAGCAAAATGCGTGTCACTGGTCTTTACCCATCTGAATATTATCGGTTTCATTTCTCGTTGTCTTTTGCCAGATTATTATAATCGCGCCTGTGCATCTGAGGGTCATAAGAGTAACTTCGGTTTCTGCCAAGAATCAGGACGTTTCCGTTGTTTTCTATCGCCGGGGCTTTGGGTATAAAAGCCCAATGTGTGATGGCTTTTGCAAGGTATTCATAACCCTCGTCTAATCCCCACGGCAATAGACCCTCATCCTCGTTATCCTTGAAATATACAAGCATATCGTACACTTGCACTAATTTCTCGCCATTATCCATAAGGTAGATGACAAGATACTGACCTGACTTTGGCGGTGCTTCTACATAGATGTCATGCCACTGATTGCTATATAGCCATGCTACATCGGCATTAAAGGCGTTTGTCAACTGTTCCGTCCTTTGGGATATGAAATAATCCTTTGCCGCATAGTTGGCAGCGGCTTCTGCTGATGATATTGGTTTCTTGCTCATTGGTCGGTCTTTGGTCGATGAAACATAGAGCGCAGTTGGTCTTCTAATTTGGGATAGACGCGCAGGATTTCATTGAAGTATTCATCTGAAATGAATAGGGTTTTACCAAGCAAGATTTTATCAAAATCCTCTTTCCACTTGTCAGGCACTGAAAATACATAAGTGCCATAAGTGTTGTCAAACTTATCATCGTAGGTCTTGACAAAATTGGGATGCTTCTCCAATTCTTCTTCTCCATATCCACAATGCCGGTTTCCACCTCCAACGCGGGTATAGACTTCAATATGCTTTTCGTCTTTACTTACGAAGCAATCACGAAAACGGGGATATTCGTCCGGATGCTTACCAAGCATCGGCAAGATGAAGAATGTGGCGGGATTAACGCCATTTATCATGTTATAAAGGCTCATATTTTATATCTTTAGTTTATTTCAGTTTCCTTATAATCGAATTGATAATTGGATGTCGGCATAAGTTTTGCCGAGAATCGTATCAGTTTTGTCAGGATAAGATTCAATCTTTCAGCCTGAGATGTTGGCACCCAGAAGAAACATTCCTCTTCGCCATTCCGATATATGGTGTATTTTAAGACTTTCATTGTTACTTGATTTTTTCGTTTATATTCTTGGCGATTTTGTTGCAGATACTATGCTTAACATCATCGCCATCAGGTGTGCGGATTTCTATGTCATACACTTCTCCGGCTTTGCTATCCATATCATCAAAAGATGGGTAGCACACCGGGTCGGTCCAGTATTCCGTCCATTCACGATAACGCCACGACAGCGAATACTTATAGCTGACCTCGTATTCATCCAATGGCTCATCCAATTCTAACCAGTCATCATCATCGCAACTTCCTTTAGTCCAAGATTCGCCATACTCCGCAGATGGGTCATCATCCGGTGAGATGTTTTCAATCCTTTTCTCCATCACTTTGATAAGTTCATCAGTGATAGCCTTGATAACATCGTCAGGGATTTCAGCACGTTCAACGTCTTGCAATATGTCCTGCTCTGCTTTTGTCATCGCGTGATTTTTTGTATTGTGTTATTGATTACATTGTGTGCCGGGTGAGCCGTAGGTGACGCACCCGGCTATTTGATTCATACGTTTGCAATGCGTACAAGATTGGCTTTTTTGAAGCAACGCCACTCCTGCTTTTCAGTATCGTAGTAGGTCTGCAAGGTATCGTTAGCCTTACGACCTGTGCCCTGTGTAGCCGGTAAGAGGCTTTCTTTAAGTGTGCCGTATGCTTCACGAAGCGAACCATCGACTTTCTGAAAGTAGAACTTTACGATTTTACCCTGCATCGCGCTTTTCAGCTTGAAGTTGCGCCATGCGACTTTAAGTGCCTCGCCCATAGTGAAGCCGTTGCGCTTCACAAACGCCCATGCCATCGACATGATTTCTTTCAGGTTATTTCTTGTTGTCTTCATACTCCTTATTATTATAGGGTGAATAACTGTCTTTCTTAATCACGATGCAAAGGTAATGATTTATTTTTACACTATCAAATAAAAGTAATGATTTATTTTTACTTTTAATATTTATTAAGAATTATATGTTTTTACAAGTTTTCACATAAAGGATAAATTTGTAATGATATAATTTGCATATTCAAAAAATAAGTATTAATTTTGCGTCAAGTTATAACATTACTAACACTATGGATAGAATAGAACAAATCCTGACTGAAAGAGGGCTGTCTAAAGCGGCTTTTGCTGAAATGATGGGAACATCGCGGCAAAATGTCAATGCCCTACTAAAGAATCCCACCAGAGCCAAACTGGAGGAGATTGCTTCTGCTCTTGGCGTACCGGTATGGCAACTTTTCGCTTCACTGGAGGAAGTGGTATCGCAAGAGTTTATCGCGTTTTTCTACCATAAAGGTCGGACGCATACGCCAACAACAATGGATGAAATTATGGATATTCTCAAAGAGTGGAATCAGTCTGAGTTTCATAAGATATGTCAGACACATAATTTCAACCATATACGTCATGAATTTGGCAAGGGTACTGAAATTAGGCAGCTTTTAGATTCATTATGCGACTTGCTGGATAGCGAGGAATGTGCCACCAATCAAAACTAATTACAGAAACAATGAAAGCATTTTCAATTCAGCAGCCGTGGGGGTCTTTGATATGTGCCGGTATCAAGGATGTGGAAAACCGCAAATGGGCATTGAAGGCAACCCCTCTGACTGTTCTTATACACGTTGGGGCGAAACGCCATAAAATAGACGAAGACACTATGCCTTTGATATGGGCTAATCCCATAGAAGATGCGCAGACGATGGGGATTATAGGTAAAATCAATGATATGCCGACATCTGCAATAATAGGTGTGGCGACCATAGACCGGTGCGAAGAAGAAAACTTTTCTATATGGGCGCAGGATGGCCCCGGCGCGGAATATAAATGGGTCATGCGCGATGTGAAACTCTTCAAAGAACCGATTATGAATGTCAAGGGTAAGCTCGGTATATTTGAGATACCTGAAATCACACCTGACAATCTGCCTGAATGTGTGAATGTGCAGCCTATTCAGCGCGATGGCAAGCATCTGACCATACCTGTTGCCCGTGAGCTTTTCAATCTTATTCAGGATGGAGAAAGCGATACCCTGAATTTCAATCTAAGCGACCTCAACCAGCCGTTGTTTGCAACCAAAACCCTAAATCCCAAACCTACGGAATCAGTGACCCTCGTCTGCGGTGATGAAAGCATCGACGCGAATGTAACACATTACGCCATTGAACCGGTGCTTGATAAGAAAGGTGAAGTAATCACTTACACCGATGCCTTTGACCGCGATTATAAGTGGTATCGTGTGGTAATAAGGATTGAATAATATGAAGAAATCAGAAATGCGAAAAGCCTTTGATAAGGCTATCAGGAAATTGAATGAAGCCGATTGCGCTGTTCAGGAATTTGCTTCATATTTAGTATTTAAGGGCTATCCTTTGGACAGAGAACCTCAAGTCTCAGCAGTGGATGAAACTTGTATTATCATTACAAAAGAAGACGGATTTGGCGAAATGGATGAAATGTCAGCAGAAGAAGCGATGGTCTTGATGGAAACAAAAGGTTGTATCACGCCAGATGACTTCTGATAATCCAATACCATGACAAAAATAAAAGATATTGCCCGGTGGAATAACCATCGGGCTTATTATATGCCGGAATGGGCCACCACCTCACGATGCCGGCCATCCCTAAAATGAAAAAAGTATATGTCTATTCCGTCAGAACAAAAGCGTCAAATCCCGCATCCCTCAGTTCTTTCAGTCGATACTCCTGCAATGGTCGCGGTTGTTGCCCCGGTCGTTTGACTTCAACGAATGATGCTTTGCCATCCTTGAGGAGCATAAGGTCAGGGAATCCTCCCTTATTACATAGACCAATTTTGACAACTATATAGTCATCTGCTTCATATCGCTTGATGATATTGCGCTGGATGACGCTTTCTAAGGGGTCTGTCTTCTTTTTTTGAAACATATCGGATGATTTTATATCAGATTGGGAGTCTTCCGCGAAGTTTTGATTTATAGTATGCAAAGGTATAATCCTGCTTGCCATGAACTGCCTCAAGAATATCCTGCTCGATGCCGCAGTCGGAACAGATGAAGTATATCTGAGCCGGGGTAGTACGTTCTTTGGATGAAAGGCGATTTCTGCCCTGTTCATAAGATAGGTAGGAATACTCAAGATTGTAGAAAATAAGCGCATCGGCAGTATCAAGACGAACACCCTCCCTCGCGCTTCGCACTTGACCAAGAAAAACCATATCATTGCCCTTATGCTGCTGAAAGTCTTCCGGCACGTCAGTCCATATAGGAAAAGCCTTTTTCAACAGGTCTAACTCCGTCTTATAGACATAGAAGATTGCGATTTTCTTGCCGGCGAAGTAATCACGGATGTATTTTGCCTTTGAATAGTCGGTGATTATATGCGTTCCGCACTCGTCAATCACGCTGCCGGATGACAACTGGTGCAGCTTAGACATCAGCTTTGCCGGGGTATCCCCCAAGATATTGACATCATCCCACGAAAGGATTCTTTTCTTCTTGAGGTGGCTCAATGCGTTTTCAGTCCATTTAGACATTGGTACTGTCAATGTGTATTCCTCTATCTTAGCATCAAATCCCGCCTCTTCCTGAGAAAAGTCGATAAACAGTTTTTTAGTCACTGCATCAATCTTATCCTTTCGCGCATTGGAGTAGTCATTCAGAACATGCCCCCCCACTTTCTTCAATCCCGGCTCCACATATACTTTCGCCCATTTATAGAAAGTAGTGAATAGGTTGAATGGTGAGAATGAACTTACCCAAAACTGATGATACAACTGCGAGAATGATTCTGGGGTTGGCGTACCTGAAAGGTAGATAATCGGCAATCCCTTGCATAGCATCTTGACTAATTTTGTGCGCTGGCTGGGTTTGGGAAATGAGCCGAGCCGATGCGCTTCATCAAGGATAACAAGGTCATAGTGTTTTCCGAGGCACTTCTGAGCCGATTCATAGTTGATGGCATCCATTGTAAAAGTAGGACGCATCATGTTATAATCTGCATAGATACTTCGTAGGGCTCTAACAGTTGATAAGACAAGTACGGATTTTGCGCCATACTTCAAGGCAGCCGCCAATGCCGTCAGGGTCTTGCCTGTACGACATTCCATAGCCATATAGCATATCTTATACTGCTCAAGCAACTGCGCTGCCTGTGTCGATATTTGGTCTTGATAATCGCGTAGTTCTAACATAGTCTTTTATCTAAGTTTTGGATTGGAGCGGATTCGCTTCCATTGGTTCTGCCTTTTGAAGCCGGGAATAGGCTTATGGTGGTTTCTATACTTGGCTGAATAAGCATCATAGGACTTTGGCTTTATTATATCCACGAAACATTCAGGACGATAAGTATTGACAAGGGAATATATTCTACCTCCATATTGCTGCACGGGAAATAATTGAGAGTAGAATATCCGGATTCCATCTAAACCATATGGGTTATAAGATTCTCTGCTATCGTTCTGAATTTTTCATTTTTATCCAGAATATAGACAATATGAGTTGCCGTGACACCAAAATCGTAACCTAATGCCTTATCAAAGGCATCTCCGATTTCAACAATGGTGTTTATGATTGATTCCGCAGACTCTGTGACACACTTGCTGAAATCAGTAATTGCCCGGATGAAATCTTCACCAAATAACTGTCTTATCCTTTCCATATTATAGCTCTTTTAACGCTTTCTCAGACCTTTCTATGGCTCGCTTCACTGCTTCCACAAACTCTTCACGAAGAATTTCAGGCATCCTGATACCATCTTTATCCCATCTCTTAGAATCTGGGGTAAGCAAGCTCCACCAATGATTATCCTCTTTCTCTAAGGTTGATTGAATCTCGTCCAATGCTTCAAGGTCACTAAGAATACTTCTTGCTTCTTCTGCTTTATCTTTTTCCATAGGTCAATCATCTATTATGCTGGTTTCAAGAATCAGACCGCCATTTTCAATATGCTGACGGGTGTACGGAGATAGCTTGAGATACTGGTTATATGTGGGTCGAATCCATTTCAGAACCTTTGTTTCCGGACGTATGCTTTTATATGTAGCAATGTGTTTCATTGAACCCTCACATTCTGGGCATTTAATCACGAAGGGAGTCACGCCTTTGACTGCGTAGGTCGTAACGATTTGATGACTGCAATCATCGCAAACATATAGGTCATAAGTTCCTCTGCCATCATACACTTTCGCCTGTTCAGAATCAGCGCACAATTTGATATACTCTTCTTCCGAAAGAGCCGGGATTTCAGTTTCTTCAATTTCTACCGGCGCGAAGATTGCAACTGCCTTATCAATGGCATCCGACACTGCTTCTTCAAGTGAATCAAAGACTGGATAACCATCGCGTTCCGGGATGCAATTATAGTATTCGCCATTTTCATCCGTCCATTCATTTATGTCGCAAAGGTCGTATGACCAACGCTTACGCTCAACTGAGTTCATTTGGATGTGGATGCCGGTGTGTTCCCTAAACCATTGGACTGCTTCATCAAGTGTGAAGCGCGGACATACGCTTATCTCAATGTTCTGGGCTGCTATTCCTTTGGCAACCCCAAGATGCGATTCAACTGCGGTCAACTTATTGTTGGGGCAATCATAGTAGATGGTATCGTCATCTTCCATCTGCTCTATTTCCCATAAGCCTGTCTCCGCAATGGCACAGCCTTGCGCATAGGTTATGTATTGCTTCTTCATTCTGATAGGTTGTTAATGAGTTCTTTGAATATGTTGTTAAGCTGATGTTTCTCTTCATGTAGCCATTTTATAGCCTCCACACAAGCGGATACTGGGTCTTTTTGCAGCGTACCAAAGGGGAAGTCACCATCTTTAGAAATGTAGCGAAATTCATAGCCAAAATTGCAAAGACAAAGCTGACCCTCATAATCCTTTCCATCGATGTTTATTTTCTTCGGCAACAATGCTAATAATGCAGATGAAGACCACGCTGGCTCACCGACAAACTCCTGTTTGCCATAGGAAACTCCATCAATACAGAAATTGGTAGCCTGCATTTTATGTTGCCCAACGTAATATTGAAGATGTCCGTTTGGGAAAACGATGTATGAGAGGTCTGCGGTGATGGGGTCAACACCGCAAGAAATAATGGTTTCTGATTGTTTTTTTGTTGTTACGAAAGGTATCATATCAAGATTCTGATTTTTGTTGGTTATCTGCATAAGGATGGTCAGGGATGCTGTCATAGACCTTACATCCTCAAATTCACCGCACATCACGTCAAGAATACCAATCCGGGTAGTTATCTCATCGTCATAGATGATTCCGGATTCGGTAATCCATTCATCATTGTCCTGTCGCTTTCCACGAAATAATAACGGTGTCATATCCTTTTATCTATTATTGAGGTCTTCCAACATTTCTTTGATAAGAAAAGATACTGAGCTTACATTGGATTTAACTGCCATATACAATCTTAATAGGTCTTGCCAGAACATACATATTTCTTTCGTGTAAGCCTTACAACGTCCGTCAAAATATAGCACGATTTTATCAATGTTACATTTATCCTTAGTGACACTAAAACTGAATTTGGATATTGCAGAATCTTGAGTATAAAAATTGCCAGAATCATCTCGCGTCCAATATATCTTTCCCTCTTTGGTCAGTTCGGTAAGTCTTTGGATAAAGCGCACCAATAAGTCAGTATCTTCACAAATGTATTCCCTCATAAAATGAAATATTAAAGATGGCGGGCGACCACGTTAAGCACCCGCCACCGGGTTATTACTTTGTTACCTTGATGAAGTCGGGCGCGATGCCATAGAGCGGAGTCTTTCCATCCCACTTTTCTATGAATTGCTGTTGCAGGATTTCTTTTGTAAGACCCTTTGACTTGATTATCATCTGTTCGGTCTGGAGTTGCTCAAGTTCGTTGCGCTTGCGCTGTTCCGCAATCTTCTGGTCAAGAACTGAGATATTGGTATTCACCTCGTTTCGACTGTCTATCTTGTCACGCACCTTTGCAGAAAATTCAAGTTGGGCGGAGAATGTAAGTAGCTTTAATCCGCGTTTCTCAAATTCCTTTTCAACTACATCTTCAAGTCTTTTCTCAAAGATAAGGGAGCCGCCATCAGCCATAAGGCTATCCGTTTTATGCTTTCGGCTTTCTTCTTTGATAAGGTCAAATATCCGGGGTTCAAGGATGTTGTCTTCAAGTGACTGCATAAATCCGTCTTTGCCGGCTTCTGTTTCCGCTTTGTCGATGTGTTTGTTGTCGAATACCACATCAATGGCGCGGTCTTTGATGACCTTATAAGAGTAGGTGGGACGGGCGTTAAATTCCGTATTGTCGGCAGCCTTGAGTGTTACCGGCTCTGAAAACTCGCCTCGCTGGTCGAAGAGCGGCACCTGAAAGAGTTCCGTTCCCATTTCCCAAGTGGATACCTTGCCGGATACCACCTTGAAGTCTGCTTTGCCCTCCTTGCCGTAGTTTTCCATAAGGACACCGGCATAGTTGGGGGCGACACGTTCACATGATGCGAACACAAGAACGGCTATGATAGCCGTAAGAAAGAATCTAATCTATGGCATTGTCTTCCGTGTTGTGTGATTGTTTGAATATGAGGTAGAGCGCAAGGATGACACCTATCACCATAAGGCCGATTCCAAGCCAAGCGTCAACGTGGTTAACGATACGATTGCCGATAAACAGCAGGGCGA